CGAGATGGTGGTCTTGATACCGTTCCAGACGTTTGCAGTCGTGGTCTTGATGGCGTTCCACGCATTCGCAATGGCGGTTTTGACCGTGTTCACGGCGTTCGAGACGGCGGCACTGATGGCGTTCCATGTGTTCACGGTCATCGTCTTGACGTTGTTCCAAGCGTTGACGATTGCCGCCTTGATGGAGTCGAAAGCCGCTTTCAAAGCGGCGGCAAGTTTCTGGGCGAACGCCTTGATTTTATCCCAGTTTTTGTAAAGCAAAATCCCTGCCGCAATAGCCGCTCCAATAATCAGCACCCAAGGGCCGAAAGCGGATGCGGAGAGTAGCTTGATTCCGTTGCTCACGGTTCTGATGGTCTTCACGATTTTCGGAGCGGTCTTCAGGATGCCCCCGATGCCGCTGGTCAGTTTTCCAAAAATAACCAACATCGGCCCGAGAGCCGCAACAGCAAGCCCGATTTTTGCAATCATCTCCCGCTGTGAGTCGGACAGACCGTTGAACCAGTCTGTCGCCCGCTGGACTACGTCAGCAATCTTGCTGATGGTCGGGGCAAGGGCTTGACCGAGGGACGTTGCGGCAACGTCGACGGACGATTTCAGCTTCTCCAGAGAGCCGCCGAAGCCGCTCATCATAGCGGTCGCCATCTCCTGCGTGGTTCCCTCTTTTTCCAGAGCGGTGCTGAGCTCCTGAACGTCACCGGGTGCGGTGTTGATGAGAGCCAGCCACTTCGACATCTGGTTCTTCCCAAAGATGGCAGATGCCGCCGCAATCTGTTCGGACTCAGAAAGCTCGGAGAAAGCGGCGTTCAGTTCTTGCTGGATTTGCACGGAGGACTTCATCGACCCGTCTGCCTCGGTGACAGAGATGCCGAGCTTGTCCATCCACTCCTGACCCTCTTTTGCCGGGCTAATAAGCCGGGAGAGCCCGGTCTTCAGGGCGTTTGCTCCCTCGCTCGCCTCGATACCTGCGTTCGCCATGACCCCCATGTACAAAGCGGCATCCTTGACGGAATAACCAGCCGCATTGAACACGGGTGCGGCGACCGACATGGACGAGGAGAGACTGTCAATGTCAAGCGCAGAGTTATTGCACGCATTGGCGAAGATGTCCGCATAGTCAGCGGCTTCCTCGAAGCTCCCCTGAAAGCCATTGATGGTCGCCACCAGACCAGCGGAGACGGTGTCGAGGTTTCCACCCTCACCTGCGGCGAGGTTCATGGCGGGAGCCAGAGCCGCCGCCGCCTGTCCAGCGTCCAGACCAGCCCGGGCGAAGTTCAGCGTGGCGGTCGCCGCATCGTTCATGCCGAACGTAGAGTTCGCCGCCGCATCTTTCATCGCTTGGTCGAGCATCTGGGCTTCGTCTGCGGTGTTGCTCATCGTCTTGTTTGTCAACTGCATGACCTTGTCGACCTCGGCGAACTTTTTCACGCCGACAGTCCCGACGATGGTCAGAGGAAGCGTCACCTTTTGCGTGAGCTGAGACCCTACTGCGCTCATCTTTCGACCGAGTTCCTGCATCTTTGCCCCGACCGCCGCAACTTTCTGAGCGGCGACGGAACCGAAGTTGGCATACTCACGCTCGAGGGTTTTCAGTTGCTCCTCGGTCGAAATAATCTCACGCCGCAATGCCATGAACTGCTCGGAGTTCTCGTCGACCCCGTTCGCTTTCATGGTCGCTTCGGCGTTCTTCAGCTCCGTGAGCTTCGCCTTGGTCGCCGTGATTTCGTTGGCGAGGACTTTCTGCTTCTGAGCCAAGAGTTCCGTGTTCCCGGGCTTGAATTTGAGGAGCTTGTCCACGTCCCGGAGCTGGCTTGCAGTGCTTCTTACTTGGGTGTTTAATTGTCTGATAGCCGATGCGAACTTGCTGGTGTCCGCACCGATTTCAATCGTTATGCCTCTGATTTTTCCAGCCATAACGTCACTCCTCAAAAGCGGTCAAAATCTTCTTGCGTGGCCTTTTGGGGATAGTCGAACGCATCGTTGCCCCACTCGGTCATCATGTCGCAAACCGTGCCCTCGTCGACGAGAGCCAGTTCAGGCAACGACAGCCCCATTCGGACAGCGTGCAAGAGATAGACCGCCGTATTCATCTCTCTTACGCTGGGTCGTTCTTTTTTTTTGCGGAGCTCTCCGTCTTCTTGTTGTCGATGTAGAGCCCGATGATTTCCTCGCCAGCGACAGAGAGGTCGAGCGGGTCGAACGAACAGACCCAGAGCAAAAAGTCGGAGAACGACAGCTTGACCTTGGTCGGGTCAGGTTGCTCCGCTTGTCTGGTCATCACATAGGCCAGTTTCTTGCCCATGCTGTCGGTGTCGATGTCAGCTCCGTCTGCCGCCCCGGTGAACATTTTGATAATGTCCTCCCCGAAGCACTGTCGATAGAGAAAAGCGGTCGCACCGTCTGCTCTCATGGGGATGGATTCGCCGCTCACGATGATGTCTCTCGTCATAGATGTCTCCTCCTTTTTATAGAGGGGAGCCGAAGCTCCCCTCCCTTGTCATCAAGTCCCGCCGGGGACTTTCACTGCGCTGAAGAACGTGGTGTAAGCCGCATCTCCGGGCTTGCACTTGGCCTTTGTCACGGGGACGGTCTCCCCGCCGATGGTCATGTCCCTGGAGACCGCAGTCAGGCTGATGGTCTCGGTCACGGGCTCGATGGTCTCCTCTGTGGTCTGGGACGCAACAGAGGGACGGCTCGCTTTGCAGTTGTACAGAACGTGACGGGTGGCGTTGGCATCGCCCTCGAACTGCATCAGCAGGGCGAACGACTTGGGCTGTGCGTCGGCTCGCTCGTACTGCAAGCCAGCGGTGGAGTCCACGACTTCGCCCATCACGTCGGTCTGGAAGCTGTCCGGGATGAGGGCGAGCTCGAGGTCGCCGCTGTATCCGTTGTTGCTGATGGAGACGTAGTAGTCGATGTTGTCGGCTCTGAACTTGTTGGTGTCGCCCTCTTGGTCGAGGGACAGAGAGACCGCACCCGGGAGTGCTACCGGGGTGCCGTAGGTTCCAGCGGTCTCGTCATAGACTGCGTAGTAGCAGTTCGACAAGCCGTATTTGACCTTATTAGGCATGGCTTTATTCCTCCTCAAATTCAAACAGGATGTCCGCTGTATATGCGACCATCATCATCCGCTCCGACTCGATGTAAGTCTCTACGGACTGGTAGACGATTCCAGCGGCTTGAAGCGCAGACTCTACTCTGGCTTCGCTTGCGTAGTCTTTTTCGTCGGTGTAGAGCTCGACGACGAGCTCACGGATGGCTCGATAATTGGTGTTGTCGGCGGTGAAGTCGTTCGACCCGCTGAGATAGAAGCAGATGAACGGGGGCGGCTGTGCCGTGTCCTCCGTGAACTGGTAGTAGGCAGTCGGCAGACCGATTCCTGCCATCACCGCCGCAATATCGTTTTGCGTCATATGATTACTTTCACCGCACTTTCAAAGCGCTCGTTGATTTGCTCCTCGGCTTTCGCCAGATGGGGATGGGCATCAGCATCACCGATGACCCTGCCACCACGCTTGACCGCATGACCGTGCTCCAGAAGATGAGCAAGCCCGGGAGCTTTGGAGTTATAGATGACCCCTCGGACATAATAGCGTCTCCGGGACTTCTGCTCGACCTCTCCAGTCCAGCCGCCCTTGTAGTAGGTGCCACCGACAGCCGCTCCAGCCGCCGCACGGACGACAGCCGCACCAGCCTTGACGATTTTCTGCGTGGCGTTGGCAACGTCAGCAATCACGTCCGACTGATACTCGTCGAGCGTCTCTGCGATAACTTGGTCGAGCTTGTCAAGGGGGGCTCGCTTGTTTGCCATTGGTGCCGCCCTCCCTCTGGATGTAGAGTTCGATGTAGTCCGTGCCGGGGACGTGGTAAGTCCTATAAATTGCGTAGGGCTTGCCGTCGTATACGCACGAGCTCTCGCCCTGATAGTCCCCGGCGAAGACTGTCGCCACGAACTGCGGGTTCAGCCCGTTTCGCCCGGCTTGGTAGAACTCCGACCGGGTGACGCTGGAAATCTGGCAGAAGACCTCTCTCGGGGTCAGTTCCGACCGCCAGACTCCGTCCGTCCCCTGCGTCCTTTCGGGGGTCAGCAGGGAGATGACATCGTCCATGCGCTCACCTCGATTTCTCGGCGAAAAGGCGATTGTTCAGCGCATACCGAAGCATGCGGGGCATCCCGTCCATGCTGTCACGTCTGCGCCAGAGCCATGCGGCATACATGACGACGAGCTGGCTGTCGCTCACGTCGTCGGTCAACGTCACGCCTTCCCGCTCAATCTCCGCTTGTGCGGCTGTGATGTAGGTCGCAAGCCGGGAGTCGTAGGCATCGGTTTTTATGCCGAGGTCGATTTTCAGCATTGAAAGGATTTCCGCATTGCTCATGGTTCAGCCCTCCGTCTTTTTTCTCGGCTTCTTGACCTTTTCGGGCACTTTCTCAACGACTGGAGTCTTCAGCAGGTTCTTGTCGCTTGCGAGGAACTCCAGACGGTCGTCAGAGACGACCTTTCCCGCACGGGGAAAGGTGTCTCCGACTCGATAAAAGTGACTGCCGTCTTGCAGGTCATAGAAGTCTCTGATGACCCGCCACATATCAGGTGCCGCTGTTGGCGGTGTCAGACGCAAAGGTCATGCTGGCGGTCGGAGCCGCACCGATACCGACGGCAACGAACGCTTCGGCGATGGCGGGAGCACCGTCATAGCGTGCGGTGCCTTTCATGACGGTCTGGTTCGCAAGGAAGCGGACGTGCTCAGAGGTGGCGAACTGGGCACCACGACGCT